ATGAAATCACTATATCAGTAGAAAACGCCACTGCAGGAGTTGATGTCGCCCATGCACAGAAAGGGGTTTCCTGTTTTAACTCTGCAGACTTTACTGTGGTTGGAGGTTTTGTCTCCAGCACAGGAGGGACAGGAAACATGGATTCCCTAACCACTGACGATGGGCACGTCGTACTTCCAGATGGAGCTGGAAACATCAATGTGTTGACGACAGCAAATCAAGGGCTAAATACTATAGGAAACTTAGCAGGGCACACTGTCACAATCAATGCTGCTAATGCCACTGCTGGAACTGCTCTTACAGCTACAAAGGGTGTAGCATCGTTCAACTCTACCAACTTTACTGTTGTTAATGGATTCGTCTCTGCAATCGCTGGAGCTGCTGGAATTCTGACTGTCAAAGGGAATGATAACGTAGTCGTAGGTCCTGACATCACAGGAAACCTTAAGATCCTTGGGGACACAACTCAAGGCATAGAAGTTGATGGCGTAGCCCTCACAAACACTTCGACCATTACAGCGTACAACGCAACGAATGGAGGGGGGAAGGGAGTTAGCACATATACAGCGTCACAATTCAACGTTGCTGCAGGGCAAGTTTCTTTAACAGGAAACATCCCTGATAAGCCCATGATGAAAGCTTATCGAAATGCCACTACTGGAGGAGTTACAGGGGACAACACTGTATATCAGATAGTGTTTGATAATGTCCTATATGACACAAAATCAAATTATAACAACACTACTGGCGTCTTTAAGGCTTCCCAGGCTGGTGTCTATGCAGTAACAGCGCATGTGACTGCAAACAACATTGACAACACCCACTTCCTTTCAGGCTGTTATATCATCCTCAATGGGGCTGGTCTAATTATGCAGCAATCAAATCCTTATCCAGGGATTTACGACCTTCTTGCTCAACATAGCAATTATTGGAACCTTAGCACCCAATGCTATCTCAATGTGAATGATACGCTCTCAGTGCTGATAAATATAGCAGGAGGGGTAAAAAATGTGACTGTCTATGGGACTCCCGAATATACGTCTTTCTGTGTGTCGCTCATTGGGTAAAAGAAGGCTTTCTCATTGTACTTCCTTTAAGATTCATATAGAATGAAAAAAATTCACAAATGAGGTCTCCAAATGAGCATTACTCTTCTAGCTATCATCGTAGGCGCCTGCATCATAGTAGGCCTACTCTCTATCTACTTCTGGGGAGCAAATAATCCTGTAGAAGAAGCCTGCGAAGATCTCATAAAAGAAGAGACAGGCATAAACATAGAACTCAGCCCTGGCTCAACACCAGCAGCTCCAACTCCCCCTGCTAGCACAGGGAATAAAGCCTCCTCATAATGCCTCATGCGCTCTGTTATTTGATGGATCGCGTCTTCAAATTTTTCACACTTCTCCCTCGTCTCCACAAGTTTCTTTTCTAATTCGTCATGCCTGCTGAACATGCCCCTACGCACATTCCCGAGGCTCTTTTCCAATCCTCGAATCTCGTCTTTTAGTCTTTCAGTTTCTGAAATTTCAAATAATTCTAGCTGAATATTGGACATATTAAATCCTCCTATGTATTAAGACAGGAAGATGATATACCAAAGGAAAAACGAGGTCAAGATGAAATTTCTTATCTTAGCTTTTGGTTTGTCATCCCTCATCCTAAGTTCCTGTACAATCAATATAACCATCGCTGACACTCATGGTTATGCTAATGATTTAGTCGATGAAACAGCTAAGACAGACGCTTCCGCTGAGGTTGAAGTCCCTGTCAAAACTATATAGGAGAAATTATGGAACTCCCTTCGAATGCCAAATTTTGGGCATGTGTTCTTTTCGTCGTATTGATACTTGTAGCCTCCGGAATTACCTATATAATTAAAAATGAAAAAGAGCCTGCTGCCCCAACTAGTGACGCTCTAAATAAACATTTACAAGATCTAGAGATTAAATCTGTTACTAAAATTGACAAAAAACTTGGCAGATTGATATCTAAATAAACCTATTTTCGAGTCCTGTCACGTCCCTAAATGGGGCTGGAAGACCTGGCCCTCCCATGGCTTCAGCATACAGCCTTTCTAGGTCTTGGGGAGTCATCCTCGTTTGTTCTTTCCCAAAAAAGTGTGTATAGAGCGCATATCGCATCGCATCCAAACTGTGATCTCTGTCCTTCAAAGGCTTATCCTCGCCAGTCTTTCCACACTTAGGATCCCAAACATACCCCTGTATCTCCTTGATCAAAGGCTCGCACTTCCTACAGATCTTTAATGTACCGTTGGCGAGAAATTTGCTCGTTAAGCGAATTCCATCTAGTACTTCATTTTCTGCATCAAATAAGTTAGAAATTCCCTCACGCCCTAGTTCCAGCTTGAAACTGGCTGCTGATGGGTCAATATATATGGCTTTGACATATAGTCCCTGAATGAAGGTTTTTAGGTCTTCAGCGTATTCGCTATCTGTTTTTTGCCTCTGCTTTACCTTGCTGTCCCAGTAGTAAACATCTTCAACCCAGATATTAGGATATTTGGATCTGTTTATCCCTATTAGAACGAAAGAGCAAGGATTAGTGGTTCCATAGTCCACGCCAACAATATAAAACTCAGCTTGACCAGGCGGAAAGTCAATGACATGAATGTCAGAGTCAAAGAAATCATAGATAGCTCCCTCAGCCTGTACCCATTTTCCTTCAATAAATCTTTGATGCCAAATGCCTTTATATTGTCTTCTGAGGTAGTCTTTTTCGTCTTGCGTGAGCTCGGGATTATCATCAAGAGTGAACTTCCAGCTTTTGACGTCAGGATTGTCTGTGAGGAAGTCTTTTTTTAGCCAATGATAGGGGCTGTCAGGGTTAGTGGTGGCGAAGATCCTCGCCCCTTTCATCGCACACCGACTGATAAGGATCCTAAATACACTTTCAGGAATAATTGTGGCCTCGTCTACATAGGCAGATTGGAAGGTGGCTCCCCTAATTTTGCTCTCACTGCGTTCATCGTCGGCCCCCACAACATGAATATTTTTACCAAAAATATGCATCTCTCTCTTGCCAGAGTAGTATCTAACATCCTGGCATCCAATCATATGGATGAGCTGAGGTAGAATGTTTCTTTTGAATGTGTCGTAGGTCCTGGAAATCATACAATACTCACCAGGAGGGCCAAAGGTAAGTTCCTTTAACCATCTCCAAAGACTGATATAGGTCTTCCCTGAGCGAACAGCTCCCTCCCAAATATTCATTCTTGCGTCTGAATCACTTAAGGAAAAGAGCTGTTTGTCAGAGAGTGATTGCATTAAATGCACTCTTCATGAGTTTTCTTTAATCGCACATTTCCATATGAATGGATATCTTTTTTTCCATCTATTGTTATGTTGGTTGAAAATGGAGGCTTATTTCTCCATTCATGATTTAGACACATAAACAACGCTTGTTTAGTCCTTGGTCTTAGTCCTCTTTCTTTACACCAATCTAAATAATCTAAGTAAATATCATTACTAGTCGTAACACAATCATAATCATATCCAATTCTTTCTGTGTTAAACTTTCTTACTAAAGAATCTTTGTTTACTCTTTGTTTACGAACTTTTGTCCCTGTTTTAACCAATTTCCTTGTTTTAAGGTCCTCTACCTTTTCTTCCAAAGATTCATAAAACATATCAAGCTGTTCTAGTTTCTTCTCAACTTCATCTTTGCAATCTGTTTCATCATTATCTTTGCAATCTGTTTCATCATTATTGCAAAAAAAAGTAAAATAAATTTCTGTAGGTTTGTTCAACCCTGTCCATTTAGCCTTTATCCATTCAAATAATCTCATTTTTTTTCTCCTCTTAAAATGGTAGTTCTTCATTTCTATCATGCATAGTATGGATAGGAGGAGAGTTGCTAGCCCTTTCAGGAGGAGAGTTGCTAGCCCTTTTCTGCAATTGAGCTTTGACTAAAAGTTCTAACCACTGAGATATAGCTTTTAGGCTTTCGCTAATTTCTTTAATGTTCCATGCCATGTATTTTTGGCTAACTTCTACTGGCTGTATAGGCTTGCGTTCATCTTGATATGTCATCTTTAATTCTTCTTTTTTGTTTTTTTGTTTTTCTTTAATTTTTTCTCTTCCAGACTGGCGATCTTTTTTCTCTTATTGGCAAACTCAAATGATATTTTTGCCTCTCTAGCGCTATCCTTCGCCATCTCAGGAGCGCCCTCTTTTTCCTCTTGCCCCTCTTTCTTCAAGGCATATTTTCCCTCTCTACGAGCTAGTGTGGAGTACATTTTCTGCCTCTTCACTACGCCTCTTATGTCCTGCTCTTTTTTCATATGGCGCTCTTCTTTTTCTTCTTACCCTTTGTAGGGATGTTTGCCCCTGCCTCTCTAGCTGTGTTCAGCGCTATGGCGATTGCCTGCTTCTTTGGTTTGCCTGCGCTGATTTCAGTCTTAATGTTTTCTCCTACTGCTTCTTTGCTTCCTGACCTGATTAGTGGCATCTTCTTCTTCCCCTTTTGTTGCTAGGCGCACACCTAGGTTGTAAACTTCATTTTCAATTTCAAACAGGCTTGACCTGATCATCTTCTCCTGTATTAAAAACATATCTTTTTTTGTCAACACAACTTCTATGATCTTCTCCCCATCTAGGGTCTCGTAAATTATATTCATCTTCTCTCTCTAGAACTTCGTCTGCCTTGTCCTGCAAGACATTTTTTATCAGTGGAGTTATTAAAATAATGGTTGAGGGCTGTTCTGAAAAGACTTTGTTTACTTTCAAAGAGCATATTTGACAGTCATCAACGAAGATAAAGTCATTCATAGTGTCGAGGTAAAATTTCGTAAGGTTGTCGATGTCAGGCCTTTTCATGTGGCGTACTTCCCCAGCTATCATTTGCTCCCTCAAGGCATTAGATGCAGACTTTGGGATTGGCATGCCAAAGGTAATTTCCATAGCTATAGGAGAGGAAATCTTAGGAATGGTGAATTGTGGCATGAGTTGCCACCTGATCATTTCCTTTTCTTTTTTTTGTTTGTCATATACCAAACTGATATTTTTATCTCCATTTCTTAGCATCTTATACCCAGGTCTCTGCCAGGGGATCGGTTGTCCATCTATTTTGAGATTCAACATCGCTAACCTCAAATTGAATTTTACCCAGACATATGTGATGAGGATTTATTTAACAACTTATTTTTCTCGAAAGATGTTGCGAAGAAATGAGCTCATGAAATAAGATTCTCATGGATCAAAAAATAACGGAGGAAAAGATGGACGAACAGATTCGCCCTGGATATACGAGAGTGACAGAGATATTGGCCCCATGGAATGACTTTAAGGGTATTCCTGAGGATGTTTTAGAGAATAAGAGATGCATAGGAGTCAAGGTGCATGATGCTATCAGCCTGTACCTTGAATGTGTCCCTGTGATAGTTGATGACAACGCAGCTGGGTATTTCGACAGTTTCCGTCAGTTTATGATGGACTCCAAAGCATCTGTTGAGCTGATGGAGAGGAGATATTATGACGATAGGCTAAAGATCACAGGGCAGATTGATGCCCTTGTGAAGTTTAAGGAAGATGACGAACTTATCATCGTAGACTGGAAGACGACAGCCTCTTACACCAAGAGAATAGGTCTCACATGGGCCCTACAGGGGGTATTGTACCACTACCTACTGGAGCAAAATGGGGTGTCAAATCTGAGCGATAGGATTATATTTTACCAGCTGAATAAGGAGGGAAGACCTCCTCATGCTAGAGAGTTTCGCTACACCACAGAATTAATGGGCATAGCGGCGGCGATGTTAGAGTGTTATAGATATTTTAACCCTTTAGAGGAGTAAGGCATGGAAGTTACCGTCAGGGAAAAGCATTGGCATGGGCAATATACATATGAGCCCGTGTGCGAGATGTCAAAGATGTTAGCAGAAGTATCTAATCAGAAGAACTTGTCCATGAGGATGATCAAGACCTTAAGGAAGTATTGCATCCTCGTCAAGATCTTGCCAGAAAAAGGCAAAGAAAAGGGAGGGAAGGGAGACAAGGGAGAGAAGCAGAAAGAATAGACAAAAAAACCCTGCACAGACTGTTGTGAGTCTATGCAGGGAAAACTATCGAAAGGACAACCATCAAAACGGAGGTTAAGATGATGCCGCCTTCCAATATACCCAAAAGGGTATTTCTTATATCGCAGAAATTTGGATCATCCTCAATAAACTTAACATTGAGCATGTGAAGATGCAGATTCAACTAGACACCATAAAAAAAATGCTAGATAAGAAAATCTAGCTCAAAAAAATTAAAGACAGGAGAATTTTATATGACCTCAACAGCATTAGCCATCATTGAAAATCAAGGGTGGGATAACAAACTCATTGACTACATAAGGGACCAGGTGTTGCCTAACGTCAGCGATGAAGAACTTTTATTTTACTTTACGATGCACAAGAAGTTAGGGCTCGATCCTTTCTTGAAAAACATTTGGGTCATCAAGTATGGAGGGAAGAACCAATATGTAACATCGATCAAAGCCTTGAGGTCTATAGCTGATAGGACAGGGCAGTTTTTTCCATCATCGAAGAAGACAGAGTTTGTCTATGATGAGAAGGGGAAGCTTGTGAGCGCTACTAAATATATCTGTAAGCTAACCCCTAATGGGATCTTGGCAGAAGGTTGTAGTACTGCGATGTGGTCTAGCTATGGCAAAGATGCCAAAGGTAATGACAAGGGGAGCTGCTGGAAGACTCACCCTGAAGTCATGCTGGAGAAATGTGCAGAGGCTAGGGTCTTAAGAGAGAACTTTTCTGAGCAACTTGGCGAGCTGTACCTACAAGAGGAGTTTGATGCAGGGCAGGCAGAGCAGACTATCGAGGTCCAGGCTAAGGATGTTGCAGAGTGCAAGAAGATCATATCTTCTGGACATGCTAAGTTAGGAAGTGAGGAACTTGCCAAGTTAGCACATAAGGCCTCAGATATCATGATCAATGACCCTGCGCTCAACGCTGTCGTCATCGAGAAAGATATGGTAGATTTTCTCACAGATTGGCAAAATATAAAGCCATTGTACCCTACCATCGACACGCTGCTGACCTCTAATAGAACAGCGATCCTCGATGCCTTTATGAGATGGCAGGGCAAACACGCCGCTTAAGCCTTAGCCCTTCTTTTCTGCTTACCGATACACTCCATGGTTGGGGTGGTAGAGAAGAAGGGCTTTTCTATGCCCTTTATTCGCTGTCCATTGAATTATATAGTTTAGGGCAGTCCGATACACCAATGAACATGAGATCGTTGAACCTAGCTCGATTCTGTGCGAAATAAAGGCATTCTTGGAAGGTAATAAAAAGGCCAGGGCTGTAAACCCTGGCCCAACTTCTTCGTTGACTGAAGATTTTTTATCTGCTACAAATGGGGAAACATATAAACCTGAGACAGAAGGCTGGTTGCTTGGCGGCGATCCCTTCCATCTCACTACAAGGAGATTAATCCATGCCAGGACATGATCGCACAATCCCGGAATTTATAGCAACACATCCTGAGCTTAGTGATGGAGCTCGAGTTTTCTACGGCCTCTTAACAGCGCTGATGGAGTGGGGATTCTGCTGGGCCACCAATGCATATCTGGCAGAAGTTTCTGGAAAGACCCCTCGTCGTGTTCAGCAATACCTCGAAAAATTCAAAGCGCTCAATTTCATCATAGTTGAGAGGGAAAAATGTTCCCATCGCCTCATCTGGACTAAGGCCACATTTGCTGAGAAAAAAGATCATATTGCTGCCTGGGAACGCGCCAATCCTGACATGAGTTTTCAAAAATATTTTGGGGACGAAATGAATTTCATGGGGGGGGGGACGAAATGGATTTCACCCCCTATATATAAGGTGGATAATATATATAATACTAAGAACATAAAACACATAGAGGAGTGGCCTAAGCCTCCGAAGCCAAAGCCTGCAGCGAAGGCCAGCTCCTCAGTTTCTGAGAGAAATTTGCCCAAGCAACTGTCTCAGCAAATGCAAGGGCCACCTCCAACGCCTGGCCCTAAAAAAATGGCCGAACAGACTGCCGACTTGCTGAAGTCTCCTATCCCCATCGGAGGCGAAAAATACCTTTTCCATCCCAACGATATTCGTTGGTTTTTGGGCTTTTCCCAAACTCTCGTATGTAACGCCATAAAAATTGCCCACACAGAGTCTTGGCAAGGGAAAAGAATTTCTAAGTTCGTCCCCTATGTGTTCAAAATTTGCTGCAATCTGAGGAAAAATCAATGAAAAACAATTGTTGTATAGATGCTGAGATTTTAGTTTTGTCTGGAATGATTTTAAATGACGACAATTTAAGTTTTGGAATTGAAAATTTAAAACAAAAAGATTTTGCTATTTTAGATCATGGAATTATATTTTCTGTGTTGCGAGAGCTCTATGAGGCTGGATCGCATCCTACTCTCGAAAAAGTAGCTATAAAACTCAAAGAGCATCGCCTACTTGAGGGCATGGGAGGGGTCCCTAGACTTGCTGAGATATTTGGTGCCTATGTCGCAACCAAGGATGATTTGGGAGATTATATAAAAACTGTCAAGAACTACTCCCTTTACAGAGTACTTGAGCTTTTGTCCAAAAGAATCTCAGCGCTTTTAGAGCAGAAAGACACAAAAAATGCTTCAGAAATGCTGAGAGAAATCAAAAAAATGATAGACATAATCGATGAAAACATTGAGGGAAAGTTAGGCTCTGACTTCTTTGATTTGAAAAAAGAGTTTGTCGACGAATTGAGAAAAAAAATGAGCGATGACTGCCCTGAGGTATATCTATCCACAGGCATAGATGCATTGGACATGCTAACAGGTGGCATAGAGGGCGGGAAACTTATCACTATAGCAGCTAGGCCAGGTATTGGGAAAACTGTGCTAGCTATCAACATGGCCGTAAAAATGGCCAAGGCCCATAAGCCTGTGTACTTTTTTTCGATCGAAATGGTCTATAAGGAGATTTTAGACAGAGTATACTCTCAATTGTCGTCAGTGGACCATCAAAGCATCCGCATGGCAACGCTTACAGAATATGATTTTGAGCAGATTGTCAAAGCTGGGGATGAGATCGATAAGACTATGTTATTGATTGATGATGAGGGTGGAATTAAGATTGATGATATAGTGTCAAAATCAAAAAGAGCAAAAGAAGTTTTTAATATCTCAGCTATTTTTGTAGATTATCTAGAATTAATCACTTCAAAAGACAAGCCAGAATATCGAAGACTTGAAATCGAAAGCTTCACCCGAACCCTCAAAGCCCTCGCTAAAAAATTAAACATCCCCGTCATCTGCCTCGCTCAGCTCTCAAGAAAAGTTGATGACAGAGTAGGGCACTTGCCCCAGCTAAGCGATCTCAAAGAGTCTGGGTCTATAGAGCAGGATAGCGATCTTGTGATTGCCTTAAGCAGGAGGGATGCTTACGATGAGCATGACCGTCCAGGTGAGGCTCAAGTATATATTTTAAAAAATAGGCATGGGCCTACGGGGAATGTTAGATTAAGATTTGATAAAGAACACTCACAATTTATCGAGATTTTATGAAAAAAAAGAAAAAAATGTCAAGCAAATGGCTTGAAGATGCCATAATGTCTTTAGTCAAAGCTCGCCTAATTGATAAAATTTCGTGTTGGCGCTCCTCGATGGCAAAGAAAAACATCGACTAAAATTCTGCTCAAAATTATCCTCCTTGATTTGACATGACAAAATCAAGGAGGATTTATGCCTAAGACCCTTCTCATCGCCCTTGTTTCAGGCCTAAATTTTTGCCACATTTCTGCCACTTCATTTGACAGGTCATACGTGGTCACCTTGGATATCGCCGTCAATGGAGATTATTATTTTGTCAGCATCAGGGAGCCTTGCCAATTTGCAGATTTTGATCTCGCAGCATGTACATTTCTCAAAACAAAAGGGCAAATGAATTTTTTTAAAATTGAAAGGGGTTGCATAAATATTTTAAACCCTGAATTTTTCCCAACAACAAAAATGGAGGCAGAGCATGCTAGGAGTACCAAATGAGACCGATGAGAGATGCAATGATTTCGGAGGGCATAGCCAAAAATCTGAAGAGTTTCTTGACAGCATCAACGAGGTAATGAAATCTGCGAGAAAAAATCTAAAAACACTAAGCCTGGAGTATAGAGATGAAGACGATGATCAAGTATATTTTTTGGAAACGAGGAAAGACTTCTATCCTCTGCAGTTGTTTGATTTTCTGCGCCGTGACAAAAATCCTGGCTAACGAGGACGGCGAGAATTGGGGGGCTGGCCGCGTAGACTACGACAACCCAGGGCAATATGATTGCTGCGGCAGGGCTGGAGCTCATCCCCAAGATGGGGGATGTAGAGGGCCTACGGGATATGACCGTGGAGCTGATGGGCCAGCACATAGGCTGTGCAGCGTAAATTATGCTGGGGTCCCCGCTGTATTTGTTGGGTATAATGCTGAGGTTTTGTCGAGGGCTTTTGAGGCTAAGGGCGCTAATGGCTCAGGAGGGTTTTTTGCTGATTGCTGACGGGCAAAGAAATGAAGTGGTGGAGGCCGCGAAAAAGCCTCCACCATAATAGGACAACGCTATGACGAATTGTAACACAGACCACATTATCAGACAACAGGTTTTTATTCTGGGACTTCCCCAAATATTTTTTCGTACGCATCGACTGACAGGAAGTCCACGTACCGATATTGCAACTCTCCTTGGTTTATTGTCCACTCTATGCCAAGTCCACTTGCTTTGTAGAAGAAAAGTTCAAAAAATTCTCCACTTTTTTTCTTATATAGCGTGTGGGTTCCATGTATCTTTTCCACCACTGTTAACATCTCGGCTGTTTCTGTGTCGTATTTCTTGCCATTGATAATTTTTTTCATTTTACATCCCTCCCCCAAATTGTTTTATATTCTTCTGGAAGCATAATTTCTTTTGAAAGTTTTTTAAGGTCTTTTTCGTCTGTAATCCAATTTATATCAAGAAATGGCAAGTCTTGATACTCTTTAAAATCTTTCATAACTGTGTAATAGACCCCAATAATTGTTTCTCCTTCTTCATAAATGCTTAAGATAGCAGCTATAGATGATCCATCGGGATTACTGAGGCAATCTCTACTATAAGATCCAAGTAATTCCATGTCTTTTGTATTGTAAATAATTCCTTTTATCATTTTTCTCATTTTACATCCCCACACTTTTTGAATATTCTTTTGACTGTACAATTTTGATTTCGTGGCCTAGCTTTTCTAGCCAAGAAAATACTTTTTCGGCCCTAATCTCGTTCAGAGCTCCAGATCCTTGCCCGAGGAAATCCATCAAGTCCCACGCCTCCGCGTTAGCAGGCTCGTAATAGATTTGCCCTGAGCGAGTATACTCTTGGCTAAATTTAATTTGGTCCATATTTTCCTCCGTTTTTTGTTGTCTTAACACGTTTTTATTTTTTCCTCAATTTAATCAGCCCACAACGGCTGAAAATCTGTTTTAGTGAAATCGCCTTCGAGCGCTTCCTCAGTTATCGACATCAGCACTCCGTCTTCGTTGTAGCATTCACGATATTCGTCTTCATTCCAAGTAAACCATTCTGAATGATCCTTTTGTTCAAAATGTTCTCTTAAAGATTGGCCGAACAGGGTTTCCATTTCTAAGTCTGTCATTTCTAGTCTTTCCTTTTTTTTCCTCATTTTTCCTCCGTTTTTTTGTATGAGCTACTCACCATTGCTCATGAACCCATGATCCCATGACCTCATGAATAAAGGCAAGATATATCGTCTCATTACATGAATAAAAATAATCTCTTGACATAATTCTTTAATCTTGTATGCTCTGAAATATAGCTTGAGGGCACAATATGGCTAGACCTAAATTAGATCTTGACGAAGGACAAATCCATAAATTGGCGAGTATTCAATGCACAATGGGCGAAATCGCTGCTGTAATGAAATGCTCTGTTGATACGCTGGAGAATCGTTATTCGGAAGTTATCAAAATTGGCAGAGAAGAAGGCAAACAATCCCTTCGGCGAGCACAGTGGAAAAAGGCCCTTGAGGGCAATCCTGCGATGCTTATTTGGCTTGGGAAATTTTATCTAGGGCAGAAAGAGGAGATCAACTTTACGTCCTCAGAGCCTGATGTGAGGGCACTCCTTGAGAAATGGGAAGTGACGGCAAAGAAGAAGAGCGATTTCACACATCTAGGCAAGCCTCAAAAGCCTACAGACCTACCTCAGCAGGGATATGGTGGCTAAAGCTGTAGGAGTATTGCTCTCCGTCACTCAGTGTAAGTATATAGGTCTGGTCTGCGTTCATACAATTTCTTGTTTTGCCTTTTTAGATCGTGGATTTCTGCGTCCAAAATATGGATCATGCGGTATAAGTATACGATATTGCAACTCAAAAAGAAAATTGTCAAGGATTGCGTTAGCTCCACTATCTTCTCCTGTCTTATTTTGTATGTTCTAAGGCATATCTTATAGATCGCATAAGCTCGTCGGTGTCATCCATAGGCACTCTGTGGGTGTCACCTTGATAGGGATATATCTCCCAGTATGGCCCTACAGCGTTACCTAAGACATTGTGGCAATCAAGATAGACACTAACTCCTTGGCCTGCGCTATTTTTCACGAGGAACCTTACCATGGCGCCCATATATGGGGGGACGATTCTGACCTCCCATGATGGATCAAATTTTAGTGCGGGGATTGTCTGGACATATATGTTATAATCCATGATCGATCCTAGCAATTGAGATAGTTCCACTATAATTGAGGACTTCGAGTAATGAAATTCTTTACAATCTTTGGGTGCTGCTAGCCTCTTTTCTATGCTCCGTGCTATAGATACTATTGCCTTTCTTTCCCCGTGACTCAATGTTTTCTTCTTTAATGATGTTAAAGATCTATTGCGCTCCACTATCTTCTCCTGTTTTCCTTTTTTCCGGCGCTTCCTATTCTCTGTCCTATGAGCTAAGTCTAATCGCCGTGCTCCATTATCTCTAACGTGAGCGTATCTTGCGTTAGCTTTGAACATCTCTGCCATACAGATCCGACATCGACGCCCTGTTGGTGCAGATCTTTTAGCACATAGCCTGCGAGCAATGCTATTGCATTTATCCTAGCTATAGATTCGGTCAGAGGGGCATCTCCTGCTGATTCGCACATTGCCTTTGCAAACTGATCTAAGAGCTCGTTCCTCCTTTTGAGTACCAAGTCTCGGGCCTCCCCATAACATCTATAGCATGCTCTCTTGTTGGCGTTATGATAACTATTCATTAGCTTCTTCCTCGGCTGCTTCCGTGGCTTCTTGGGCTGTGTAGTCTGCCTGATTTTCAAGGTTTAGCAATATCTCATCCAAAGCCTCGATATGAACTATTAACAATCGGATAGTGTCTTCCCGTGACCCAGCGATCGATCCTATAACGCTCAAGGTAAGTAGGCGCAGGGTGTTGCAGGCTGCTGTAGCCTCGCTCGCGGCATTGTCAGGAGTCGTGGCAGCTTGCTCGAGCTCTCTGTTATAAGCCTCAAGTGTTGCTAACAAGTATTCAGCAGATCGTTTTGACACGTAGTCTCTTTCCTCATCAGTCATTTCTCTTGCTATTTTATCCATTTTTTCTCCAAGTTTTGTTGCCTAGGGCTACATCGTTGCCCTAAGTCTAGGGTTCTTTCGTAAAAATCAAAAGAGGAATCTGCCGCTATCTTCATAGCCCCTTTAGTCCCTCAATGTTTGGTGGCACAAGATCTGATGGCTTGTTCCATCTATGGTACAACCTTACTTTTCCTTTCGGAGTGTCCCATATCTTCATGGCTCTCTTGACAATCTTCTTCAAGAGCCTTTCCCTCCTCTTCATATCAACACCTGTCGACAAAGGTTTGAACAGTCTTTCTCAGTGAACGAATGAGCATTGTCAACAGGATCAACATAGACTGATGAAGATGATACATATATATACTCTTCTTCCTTAGACAATGTGGAAGTTGATGATATTTTCCGCACGTTGCCTCTACACAATTTTATTTTCAAGCTAAAAATCACTTACTTTGAAAGAAATTGCTCAAGGCTAGTATTGTAAAGAAAATAATACAACCGGTAGGGCTTATGACACTCTTTCCTCAACTTTCAGACTCTTATTACGTAGATAATGATCACAACATCTTGCAGATGATGGAGACTACTTACGCTAAATACATCACAATTAACCAGAGTTTCTGGAGCGAAAGTGACATTGACCATAGGTTTGTGGCTGGAGATCAGACAATTTTTGATTCTGTCTATGGGGTAGGGCCAGCATTTCGTCGCCGTCAATTTAACTTTAATCGTATGCGTAGGATCATCAACATGATCACAGGGTACCAGCGGCAGCATCGCAAGAGTACGATGGTAACACCAGTCGAGCAATCCTCACAGCAAACCTCTGATCAATTTACCAAACTCCTCTATCATGTCAACACTCATGGCAACGTCCTGGAGACTATTTCAGAGGCATTTGAGGGCGCCGTCATCGGAGGGATGAACTTGCTTTCAACCTATCTAGACTACACCTCAGACCCTGTTAATGGGGACATCAAGGTTGACAACGTAGGATACTCAGCATATCTCATTGACCCATACTTCAAGAAAAAAGATATGAGTGACTGCCAATCTTTGAGAACAAGAAAATACTTGACTCGAAACCAGATCATGACCCTTCTTCCAGGGCGAGAAGATGAAATCAAAAATCTTCCTGGGTGTGGTACCAAAGATGGCAAGTTCAATTTCATGCCTGAGAGCTATGCCTATGGGCAGCAAGATTTATTTATTTATGATGAGTTTTGGTACATGTCTACTCGCAGTCAGCAAGTTATTGTTGATACAGAAACAGGGGAGACAATTGAGTGGAAAGGCGATGACGAAGATCTTCGCGACTTCCTTCATATGTATCAAGGGACTATCGTAGTAAAAAATGAAATTCCTTCTGTAAAACTCGCTATCGTAGTCCAAGGCAAGGTGATGTACCACGGCCCTAATCCTATGGGCATAGATAATTATAATTTCGTGCCTGTGTGGGCGTACTATATGCCCGAAATTCCTTATTTCCCCTGGAGGGTGCAGGGTGTTGCTAGGGGCATTAGAGATGCTCAATACTTATACAATCGTAGAGTCATAACCTCACTAGACATACTCGAGAGCCAGATTAACTCAGGTTGGAAGTATAAAGAAAATGCATTAGTAAATCCTAAAGACGTATTTTTGCAAGGACAGGGGAGGGGTCTTGCCATCAAGTCTGAAGCCCAAATGACAGATGCAGAGCAGATATTGCCTCCACAAGTGCCTCCTAGCATGCTTCAATTGTCTGAGATGTTAGGCAATGAGTTGCAGCAAATCTCTGGGGTTTCAGAAGAACTCCTAGGGTCAGCAACAGATGACAAAGCTGGGATCCTTTCAATGCTACGGCAAGGTGCAGGGCTTGTAACACTTCAAGGACTTTTTGATAATTTAGATCAATCGCAGAAGTTGTTAGGTAAACTACATTTGGAGATGATCCAGGCTAATTGGACCCCAGGAAAAGTCTCGAGAATCCTTGGAGAAGAGCCTTCACAAGAGTTCTACAACAGGGCTTTCAGCAAATATGATGCCGTGATTGAAGAGGCCCCGTTAACAGCCACTCAAAAGCGACTAGCTCTTCAACAGAGGCTCTATCTTCTCGAAATGGGTGTTCCTATCCCCATGAGCGATGTCCTAGAGTATGTGCAGTTCTCCGATAAAGATAAGACCATGGCAACTATCCAGCAGCAGCAAGAGCAACAGCAGCAACAAGACGCGGCCATGGCGCAAGCTCAAATGCAGGCTTCACAGGTTGATAACGAGACCAAGCTAGGTTTTGCTGAGGCACAACATGCCATGGCTCAAGAGAGGCTGAGCAAGGTTCAGCTCGATAAGGCAGAGGCTATCAACAAGTTAGAGAAGGGTGAGACTGACAAAGTTGAGGCTGTATTAAAACTCATCCTTGCTGCTAAAGAGATCGAAGGCACTGACATTGATCAAATTATGAAGGTCATGGGATTAATGCACACTCAAGAGCAAGCACATCAAGCAAATGAAATGCAGCAAAAAGATATGGAGATGCGACAGCAACAGCATTCACAGCAAATGGCGGCGCAGCAACAGCAGATGCAGCAGCCACAGCAGCCACAACAGTAGTTACGAATATTGCTCACTTCAAGACCTTGGCAATTTTTAAGTTTTTGTCATTTGTCGATAGCAAAAAAAATCTTCGATTTAATAGACTGCAAATTGTAAAGCAAAAATATTATTAGCGAGGAAAATATGTCGAAATCGTCTGGAGATCAAAAAAACCTTAGCGATGACTCCACTTCTTATTCAAATCTGCCTCAAAATGTGATTATAAAAAAATGCAATGAGTCGAATACCTTCGACGAAGACTACGACGACACTCTTACAGGGGTAGCAGCTTGCATTGACCACGGTAAGGGCAAGCCTGCGAAGTTTAGGCACTTAGAGCCTATTCACAAATTTCCTACAGCATCTAAATAAATTATACACAAAACTGTTCCTAAGGAGGAATAAGGTTATGGGAAAAACAATGAAAGACTTTGGGCATGATAAAACATCATATGACAATCTTCCACAAGAAGTGAAGATGCAGGAATATGAAAAAAATTCTCATGAGAATGCAGATCTTGACGACACCATGGATAAAATCGATTCAACGATTGATAAGTCTGTCGGGAAAGCAAAGAAATACATTTCTAATCAACACTAGAGGGCATCGATCATGGTCATGTTAAGGCCAGGAGGAAAAGCCCAGAAGATTTTTGAGAAAGTAATGAAAAGTAAGGGCATTAAAACTCCTAAGAAGAAAAAGATGGAAAAAACTGTGTTAACAGGCCCTTACTTACAACACTAAGGACAAATATGAAAGGTCATGACGACGCTATTGCTGACAAAAAGATGTTTAGCGGCATGCTGAAGAAGGCTATGCCAGGCAAGAAAGTAGAAAAACATCTTGTTAAGGACATGAAAGAAGAGAAAAAAGCTTTTAGAGAAGATAAAAAGCTGATGAGTTCAATGAAAAAGGGAAAAAGGGGCTGCTAATGGCTAAAATTAAATCATTGGCGCTGTCGGCAAAGAAAAAAGTTAAAACAGCTAAGCTTCCCACTATCGCAGCATTTAAGCCCGTCAGTTCAAAGGTAGGGCTAGCGGCCCATAAGGCTGGCAGAGGCAAGTAGAGCTTTAGCTAGATTAGGAGGAGGGAGCATGGCAGTGATCGTTGGCTTTGACCAAATCCCAAAACATACTTATCAGATCATCTATGCAGATCCTCCTTGGGAAGTGGATGGGGGCAGTTGGACGATTTCAGAACTTTTGAAAGGGGAAAATTGGTTTTGTCAAAAGAAAGGACTCAGCTTGGTTTCTACAGCCAAGAATATGCAATCATTCAGAAAAGCCAGCAGAATTTCGTGACATGATCGTTGACGTTCATGGCAACCTCCCTCGCATTGAACTATTTGCTCGACAAAAAACTCCTAACTGGGACATATGGGGAAATGAATTAGAAAATTGTTTTGACTATGGCAAGAAGGAGGCCCCATGCTCGCAGAACCTGACAAATATGCCTACAACAGATTTGGATACAAAGGCAAGCGTGTAGGCCAAGCTGTATATGACATCCTCTCTAAGCCACAAGCTGATCAGACTGTTGGCGAAACTTTAGACGCATTTGGTCCAGATTATGCTAAGTTCATGGAAGAGACCATTGAGGAAAATCAGGCAAAATTCGACAGTCCTTTCTACATTTTTGTCCTTACAAAGAAAGAGTTCTGGGCCAACAACATTCTCAGGAACTGGTTTGTAGCTAGGCAAACTCCTCCTCATGCCTTCGATATGATGGAGCAATATAGCAACTACACCAAAACCTTATATCTTATAGATGGCAACAAAGGGCAAATCAAGTGTTTGTGGTCACTTCCTTCCTTCGATGAATGCTTGTCAATCGCACGATGTCCAGAAAACTATGACTCTGAGCTCGTGAAATGGGTTGAGGAGTGCTTCACAAGGAAAATGGATAGGGATTCCTACTCGTTTGATTGGTCTATATTCCAATAAATCAAAAATCCAATTCCTCATGCACATAAAACTCCATTATTCAAGTAAATTATCTTTTAATGATTGTCTATCACAACCAATTCTTTCAATTCCATCTGCTACGCCTTTTTGAAGAAAATCAAAGAAATCATTTGCTGGCATATCGGTTCCGCTATAAACAAGTTTACATAGGCCAAGAGCAAAGCCTTCACTGATAGCCCTTAGGTATTCTTCTTTTGTTATTTTAGGTGTCATTTCCTAAAAATCTCACGTTTTTTTACATCGACATGTTAGAAATTGAAATCCGCACTGAGAACATCGCTCAACGTCGCAACCTGGTAAATGAGCTTCTCCTGGCTTAACGCCGCAATCTGGAAAACATCTTTTTGTCTTGCTCCGGTAGTGGAGGTAACGGCATCCAATGCGTTACAGTGGCATAAAATAATACATCCGTACGAAAACCAACTGGAAGTAGTCTATCTATTGCATGATAGGACTCATATTTTTCAAATGTTGTATTTTCACCTCCCTTGCTAACACAACATGTTAAAACATCAATTCCTTCTTCCGGTAACCGATCTTTAACGCTGATCCACATACAAACCCTCCATTTTTTTTCACCATAGTCTACTCACATACACAGTTTCTGTCTATGTAAACAAATATTTGACAGAATTCCCCACTTCAGCTATCAAGAAAATTGTTGAGTTAAAAACATTCGTTGACTGCGCAAAGTCTAACTCAACAAAACATCCCCCCAAAAGGGGAGCCCTTGGCTTCAGAGTCAAGGGATTTTTTAAATAGGTGTAACGAGGGTTCCCCAACCCTAAGGAATGCTAATGGCTGAAGAAGTAGAACAGAGCGTTACAGATGTGGAAGTCGCTCTCCCCACTGAATCAGAACAGCAGGACTCCCTGCAAGAGGCCCCTACAGTACCTCAAGAGCCTCTGATCAAGGATCAAGAGTACAACTGGAGAGAAGCACGCAGGAAGATGCAAGAGTTAGAACGCAGATCTGAAGAACAACAAGAACTTATCAATAGGCTCCAATATCAACATCAAGAGCCTTTAGAAGAAGATGACTTGGCAAAGCTGGCAGATGATGACATTGTCACAGCAAAGCAGGCACGAGGCCTAGCAGAAAAAATGGCCAGACAAGTTGCTGAGGAGGCAATCAGAGAGAAGGATGCTTCGACAGTTGATGAGAGAATAAAGAATAGGTTCCCAGACTTCGATGACGTAGTAACTCGAGAAAATGTAGAAACATTGAAATCACAAGACCCAGAACTAGCAATGTCTTTATATGCCTTGGCGCAAGATCCGTACGCTCAGGCCGTTGCAGCCTATAAAATGCTCAAGAAACAAGGGATAGGGGATATGGCAAGATTACAGCCTCAAAAAGCTAAAGCTTTAGAAAATTCCCGCAAACCTGTTTCAGTCCAAACTGTGACGAAATCCAGCGCTATAGGCGAAGTACATAAGTTCGATAACGGCCTGACGCCAGAGCTTCGAAAGGAGCTTTGGAAGGAAATGCAACAAGCGATGAAGGCTTCTTAGTTTTTGAGTCTTTTTTTTACAAAAGATTAAAAAAATGAGTATAACAACCACGAGTACGCTCCCTGCTCCCGTCCAGCAGACCTTCTCGTACAAGTTGCTTTCAGTTCCTGTGCCTTATATGATCCATAAGATCCCGGCCGAACTGAAGCAAATGCCACGTAATGGTGGTACGACCCTTAACTAGTCTAGGGGTCGATAAATCTTCTCTGATTGACTTGAAAACCTTACCAGGTAATGCTGGAGGCAACAAGGGGCAAGTATAACACATACAGCCTGAACGTAGCAAGCGAGAAGACCCTTCGGGGATGCGGTGCTCTGAACATTGCAGAAATGCAGTGAGTGAAGTGCAATAGGCTTCACCTCCCAGCGATGGGAAGTAACAAAATTGTAGAATGCGACGGTATAATCCATTGGCAACTTGTCCTGTGCCGTTGGGGAACTTGGGTGTAGACCCAGCGCCCCAAAATTTGACCGCATTGAATATTGATGCGAAAATGGATTTTTACGGTACCTACATATTGCTCAACGAGCAGGTAACCTTACAAAACCAAGATCCTGTATTAAATGAAGCTACGCAAAGGCTGGGTAAAAAGTATGCCCAGGATAAACTTTCTCTTATTGACTTGGAACTCCAGGAAGCTGCATAAGCATGGAAGACAAGGGGCAAGGATATGTTATGTAACAATTGTATGTATGAACTTTTAAGAGAATTATCATTAACCTTACACGGTGGTGGTGCTTTTTATTGTATGACCCTCACATGTACAGACAATAATAAATGTGACAAAGAAAAGTTCAAGAACGATTTGTTAAAAATTATCCAGCCTGAACGACTAAATGAGAAAGCTCCGAAAGGAGATGCGATAGTCTGAACAGCGACAATAAATAAAATCGCTGAGGCTGATTCGAAGAAGTCGGCCCGCCAGTAGGTGACGATTTGTCACCGACTGGTCACAAAAGTAACAGAATGGTATCTCTCCGTCAAACTGAAGATCAGTTGATGCGGGACATGCTGAGCGCAACAGCGACATTAGTGAACTGTGTCGGTGGTAATGATGGTGATAACCCAACAGAAATCACACGCACAGACGTAGACTACGTCGTCAGAACGCTACGTGGGAATAATGCCTACAGCTTTTTGACGGGAGTCGAAGGGGAAAATCGATTTGGAACAGCGCCAGTACGCGACGCTTACTTTGGCCTTGGCCACACAAACCTCATAGGGCAGTTGGACAATGTCAATGGATTCACCCAGAAATGGAACTACCCTAATCAACAGTCCACCCTCGATGCAGAATGGGGTACATGCGCCAATATTAGATTTTTACTTTCTAGTGTCGGTTCTGTAACTCCTAACGCGTCAATGCTTGGAGCTGATTGCTACAATATTTTCTGTTGTGGCAGAGAAAGTTTCGCAGCTATCGAACAAGATGGGCATTCTGCACGGTTCATATACCGTCCGCCCATTTTTAGCGGCGCTCTAGCCCAAAATGCTAGTGTGGGATTCGTATTCGCTGAGGTTCCTCGTATCCTCAACGATCAGTGGCTTTTAAATCTACGATGCACATTGGCATAAGGAGGATAAAAAAATGAGTACTTCTATTCATGGCCTTTTAACAAGTACATTTACCTCCGATGGGCTACCGAGATACATCTCGCTGCCATGTGGGTATGATTTATTTGACCTCGTCAACATCTCAGATATTGGCGATGCAGGGGCGACAACACAGGTAATGAGAGCGAAAGGATATAGTGCTCTACCTGCAGGGTCTGCCTATCTCAACCTGAAGACAAATGGTGCTGCGACATTGGCTCTTGAGTCAATGATCACAACGAATGGATTCACATTCCTCCAAGATAGTGGAATCCAAACTCCAGGGGCTCCTGTTGCAGTGACAGCTATTACTGCGGCATCTCCTGCTGTAGTATCGTCTGCATCAACAGCTGCTGTTGGCGATGTCATCAGGCTTTATGGGACCACAGGAATGCTGCAGATTGCTGGCTGGGACTTCACAGTTTCTGCTGTCAATCCTGGCGTCACACAGTCAATCAACAACTTGATTGCTGCTGGTTTCGCTGCTGCCGCAACAGCTGGTTTTGTAAGGATTATACCTTTTAATCCTCGCTATTATCCTCCTATACGTCGAATTGTTGCTATTACCCAAGGGGTATCAACAGTTATCGCTCTTAACGTCACACACTACTACACTGTGGGACAGCAAGTGCGTATATCGATGCCAGCTGGATGGGGGATGCCAGAGATCAATGGTCTCCAAGGCACCATCACAGCTATAGGCACGGCTATTTCGAGCTCGACAAACACCATCACGGTGAATATTGACTCGTCAACCTTCACTCCTTTTGCATTCGCAACAAGCGCAGCAGCTGCTCTTGCTATAGGGGTGCCAGAAGTTGTACCTATTGGCGAAGCTGCAATCAATACGATTGCACAGCCATATGGTAATCTCCTTGATGATGCTACACGAAATATCTCCATCACAGGGATTATCGTTGGCACAGGCGTACAAACTGCTGGTAAGTTATATCAGTGGATTGCACGTAGAGGACAGTCGATCTAACATTAGATTTGATTGATTTGTTAGGGCCTCTCGTTCTGAGGGGCCCTTTTTTTATTCTTAGATATTTGTAATTTCTTTAGCACATTTGTGAGGGAGATACTCTTAAATACTCTTTAAAATTGTATTTATACGCTTAAATTTGCGCTAGGTTAAGCGATCTAGATTTGGCAGGGTAAATACTGCCTTGACCAAGATAATTGATTGTAGCTCGATTCTGTGCGAATTTAGGGCCTCCATCTCATGCCCAGCTAAATTCTGTATTCAACCAATGTAAAGTAAAATATTTCTTCCACAAATAGGGAATATTTGAAATATTGCGCTTGAAACCTAAAACAAGAGGTGTTTCATGTCGCGTCAAAAGAAAGAAGTAGTTGAAAAGTTAGATGAAGTAGAAACGAAAGAAATGGCTTCACAATCAAGTGAAGAAGTTAAAGCAACTAACCCATTTACTAAAAAAGAGGAGCTGATCGTCATCACTCTTCCAAGCAAAAAAGAACTTGCAAAAGAGAAACTTAACAAGCTCATTGAAGAAGAAACCAAACTCGTAAAAGGGCGATTTCGTAATTACGAGGCTCCAGGTGGGAATTTGAGAGTTCAGATTAGGAAATATCCAGGAATCCCTCCATTTGATAAAGTAATGGTTGATAATGAAATGTATGAAGTTCCTTTATATGTGGCGCGACATCTCAATGGTATTGATGCCTCAGCTGGAGGAGGCACTACAAAGACTAACACTTGTGCTTGGCCCACTCATAATTTCCAATGGGACCGCAATAAACCTATGCCAGCTAGTAGGGAGGATGATATGGGTGTTCCAGTTCCTATTCTTGGAGTTTCCAAGTGGACTCGCAGGTTTGGCTTTGAGAGCACTATATTCGATCCAGAAGGTTAAAATTATATGACTGCTCCTGACTACTTTTATCCCAATCAGCAGGCTATCTCTGCCATCTCCCAGAGCTTGCCTGTTATCATAACTACGTACAATCCTCATAATTACAAGAATGGGTTGGTAGTCAGGGTTTTTGTCCCTTCCAATAAAGAATATTTTCCTTTCAAGGCAAATGTTAACTATCTAGGCATGCCACAAATCAATGGGCTATTGGGGGAAGTCACTGTCCTTAGTCCTACAACCTTCTCACTGCCAATTGATTCCTCTTCCTTTGACACTTACACTCCTGGCATTGGCTTTCCAGAAGACAATGAATTTGTAGGGCAAGTAATTCCTGTAGGAGAGATAGCGCTCACCTTGACAAGTGCTACTGTGAACAATAGAAATATAGTTCCAGAGATTTTTGGCACTCCTCCATCACCTAATTACCCCCTAAACCCTGTAATATTCCCTTAACCCATCTAAGGTATTATGTCAGTCCCTTTTACGCTCTTAGATATTAGAAATAAGGTCAGAAGGATAACAGGCAGGCCAAATACTGCCCAAATCACTGATGCTCAAATTGATCAATACATCAATACATACTACATCTTTGACCTCAATGAAGAGTTGAGGATGGAAAGTTTTAGATATAACTATCAGTTTGTAACGAATGCCAACACTCCTGTTTATGACTTTCCTAAGGAATTGTACTTGACAAATATGCCTCCAGTATATATTGGAGGCTACCAAAGCTACATGACTCAGAGTAGAAATAACTTCTTTAGGATTACTCCACAACCTGACTTTCTTCAACAGCAGGTGACGACGGGAAATGGGACAAAAGGTCCTTATGCCTTTACGTTGACAAACACCCCTGTTATGCCAGGGTTTAAGCCCAACCCTTTTGGGGCCTACACTCCCTCTGTTGCTTATGTTATAGGGGTCCCAGGTACTGACATCCCAGCCTCACAAGTCAATTGGAATGTACTTATTAGTGGGCAAGACGCTACTGGCAGAAGCATAAATCTAGTCGATGATGGGGGATCTTCTGTAAATGGACATAGCAATATAGGGCTTTTGTTTGATCCTAACGACAATTCCACGTTGCCAGCCAACGCTAGAGGGACGATAAACTACATCACAGGCCAGGTGGCCATCAACGCTCTTCCAGGCTTTGCAACGGCGATCGCTGCAGGAAATCCTATCAACTGCCAATACGTCCCATATGTAGCTTCAAGGCCTCAAAGTGTAGTCTTCTACCAAGATCAATTTATCCTCTATCCTGTGCCAGATCAAGCTTATACAGTAAGTTTTGAGGCCTACAAGTATCCTACAGCCTTCTTAGCTGTTGCCCCTGCTACTGCTGGAGATAACGCCCTTGTTCCTCAACTTCGAGAGCTTTGGCAACTCCTAGCCTATGGCGCTGCAGATAAAATATTTGCTGATGCTGGGGATATGGATAATTTGATGAAGTTTCGTCCCTTGTTACAGGAGCAATTGAAACTTTGCCAAAGAAGAACTATCGTGCAGCAGACAAGTGAAAGGGCTGCGACTATATATTCAGAGCAAGATAGACTTTCGCAATGGCCATTTGGAAACCTATTTGGTGGTTTCTAGCCTCACGCTAATTTTAGTCTTGTAAGACAAGTCTTTTATTGAAATCCTAGAGGCATTATATTGCGGTTAAGCAATATAATTCTTTAGGATTTCACATGTCATACCAGCCATATTACATCTCACAGTATGAACAGGATACAGGGCTTGAAAACTATTTCCAGTCCTTTTTGCTTCCTGAGAAGGCTTTTCCTCTTTTAGAAGATGCTTACTGTTGGAGAGGAAGAGTACAGAGAAGGGGAGGGGTTTTCCTTTTAGGAAGGTTAAGAAGAGAGCTTACAGACATAAAGCTCAGTACGCAGGCTAATGGAGCTGCATATACCATTGCGGATATATTTGCTGACCCCAACATAAACGTACGATCTCCTCCTCCTCCAGCTATTTCTGAGACATATGCTCAAATTGATCCAAAATCAGTCTCTGTAACAGTTGGGGCTATCGTTTTTGTAGATGATGGCTTAGGGGGGTTGTCAGATGGGGCTGGGAATACAGGCACTATTAACTATGTCACTGGCGCTGTAACACTTGCTTTTGTTCCCCCTCTAGGCGTAGCTACAGACGTATACATAACCTTTGGGTATTTTCCATTTTTGCCTGTTATGGGGTTAAATCTTTATGAAGTTCCTGGAGTTGATTTTGATTTCCTCATAGCTTTTGATCAAAAATATGCCTATCAATACAATTATCTGTCTTTTGAGTTTGAGGAATTAACAGCTCCTGGCACAACATGGACAGGGACAGACGCAAACCTCTTCTGGTCAACAAATTATAGCCTTCCAGGATCTCCAAATCCTATATTTTGGGCAACGAACTTCAATGGAGCTGTAGGTGGGGACCCTATACGATATTACGACGGGACTGCTTGGACTGATTTTTCTCCAGTGGTAGACGCTGCTAATAACGAACTTCATAGCTGTCTCGCCATGCTCCCATTTAAAAATTGCTTGTTAACTTTCAATACATGGGAAGGACAGGGAGGAGCTCACCCAACTTCTATTAACTATCCTCAAAGATGTCGATGGAATGCCCCCCATGCTGACCCTATAAACCCTACTTTTTGGCTGGAGGCTGTAGGAGAGGCAGGATATATTGACATTCCAAGCCAAGACACAATTGTTTCTGTTGAATATTTAAAGGACGTTATTCTTGTAAAGTCTAATTCATCATCTTGGAAACTTATTTATACTGGAGATTTAGTTACACCATTTGCGTTTCAAAAGATTAATTCAGAATTTGGTGCATCATCAACTTTTAGCCTAATACCATTCGATGATGGCGTCTACGCCATAGGATATCGAGGCATTACCACTGATGACACTACTTCTGTAGAGAGAATAGACCTTAAGATTCCAGACGAATATCTTAAAAATGAACCAGCTCCCTTTAGGGCTTATGGAATAAGAGACTATGCAAAAGAATTGGTGTATTGGGCATATGGTTTAGAGACATTGAATGTAGAGATTACTACTCCTTATCCAGCAAATCCTTGCTTTAACAACCAAGTGCTTGTATATAACTATAGAAACAATAGCTATGCCAGGTTTAATGATTCATACACTTGCTTTGGTACTTTCTATATTGAAGAGCCAATTGGATTCCCCCCTGCAATAACTCCATCGTCTGACAATGTCATAGCAGGAAATCAGCAAGGGTTTGTGGAAATAATGAATGCCCAAACCCTCAACAGCCCATCATTATCTATCGTAGCCATAACTCCTGGGGCCAATGTCAAAATAACAATTCCAAACCACAACTTTAACACAGCAGTTGTAGATTATTGGGTTAGGATCGATGGGATAATTGGGCTAGGACCAAATAATCCAGACACATTGAATTACTCAGTTTTGAATCCAGATATTTTTCACCTAAAAAACCCTTCCCCAGATCTTGATAATGTTTATCTTGAGCTATATGACCCCGCCACAAACACTTTAAACCCTGTAGCATTGGTTGCAGGGGGTACATATCTTGGTGGTGGGACCATAACAATAATGCAAAACTTCAGCATCAAAACAAAGTTCTTTTCCCCTTTCTATGATAGTGGTCAACAAAATAGGGTTCCCTTCATAGATTTTCTAACAGATAAAACTACCTCTGGGCAGTATTCAGCGTTAGTGTTTCTTAATGAAAGAGATACCAGTGTAACAGATGCTGTCAACAACCCTCTTGTTCCTACCAATGAAGGTCTTATTGGGGATTATACAGTTCTTTCATGCCCAGAAAACATAAATCTTTACCCCTTTCAACAGCGACAGGATAAAATCTGGCATAGATTCTTTTCTCCATTTATCTCTCAGAACTTTCAGCTTTATTTGACTATGAATCCCACACAAATGTCGTCATATGACATCAACAACAATGACTTTGTCCTGCATGCTATGACCTTATATCTTTCACCCAATGCTAGGATGACGCCGTAATGACCTCTACCTATCTTCCTACCTACAAGTGTTTCCCTGTCGCAAAACCTGCCGAATTAGACAGGGTGATGGTCCAGACATATACTGAAATGGCTACTCAAATAAATTACAAGGAAAATGGGCAGTATGAACAGGTTGAGACAAATACTGGAGAGCAATTTTACAATCTGACAAATCCTAAAATAAAAAGATTTGTTTTCAGAAAGGCCATAGAATTGCCGCCTATTTTAACAGGGACTATTGTTAATATCCCACACAACATCCCTCTAATAGTTGATATGGCAAACATCTATGGTACTGTTTACACAGAAACTCCTGATTGGCGTCCTATTCCATCTGTAGGGCCTTGGGGTACAGATCTTCTCTCAGTGTGGGTGACTGCCGTTCATATTCATATCGAGTCAGGGCAAACATTTCCGAACATTCTTTCTGGTAGGGTAATCCTCGAATATTTCAAGAATTAAAAAATTTCCTTTCTGTTAGCATACAGAAAAATTGAGGTTATATATGGCAAAACATAGTCGTCGCCATGCGCATCATGGGCAAGATAAACATAAAGAAGATACGAGAGTTCCCCCTTCTGTAGGAGGGTTTGGCCGAAAGAGAAGGAAAGAGGCTGAAATTGCTTACCTACGTCAAAAGCAGCGTGAGGATATAGAAAAAAGAAAGAAAAAGGGAGTAGAGCTCACGCATGATCAAAAGAAATTAGAAAGAAAAGAAAAAAGAGCTGAGAAAAGAGAGAAAGACAGTGATACAGCATCAATTAAGCTAGAAGCTGGAAGAAAATACCCTCACCTGCAAAGAATACAAACTTTAGACAAACAACAAAAAGATATTCTTCGCAACTGGGGGAAGAAACAACCTGTAGAGAAGTGGGAGGAGCCTAGGGCTGCTAGAGACATAAGGCATGTGTTGCAACATGCTGGGAGGAAAGGGCCTCCAGAGCATCCACTAGAAAAACATGCTACCAATAGACTAAGAAAGGATATAGATAAAAAAGAAAAAAAATCTTCGTTGGAAAAAGCTGGAAGAAAATTTCTTAAGCACGGAATGAAAGAAGGCCTTCCAGAGCATCCCACTGAAAGAGCAGGGAATAGTTTCCTTCAAAGGATGCTTAGCCAAAGCCCAGAAGAAATTTTAGCTGGTCATGGACAATATCAAGACCAAGACTATCCTCAAGAGCCCTCTCGCTCATATCCAACATATCCAAATGTATCAAAAAAGAAAATTAATCGTCAAGTAGCAGACGCTACTAAACGAACAAGGCAACAGGCTACGGCACAGGGTCAACCATTTCAGGATCTTCCTTCGTACCTAAAAAGTACAGCTGTTCACAACCAAGGACAACAGCCCACCCCTGATCAGATTGCTAATTCAGAATATTTCTCTAACATGTACGGGAATAAAGCTCAGCAAGGGCAACAGGGACAACAAGGGCAACAACTTCTGCAGCAACAGTTTCAGCAAGGACAACAGCCTCAAGAGAGGGCAAATGGTGGGCAAGGCTTAACTGGCAGGCCCCTTCAAAATGCTCTAGCCTTTGAAGCTCCCTATATGAGGCAGTTTTATGAGGAAACCATCCCATCATTAGCAAATAGATTTCAATCTATGGGCGCTATGGATAGTTCAGGCTTTAATTTATCCCTAGGTAAGGCTGGAGCTGGATTGCATGAAAACCTAGCAGCTCTCAAAGAGCAAATGATTAGCAAGCTTCGAGATCAACAACTCCAGGCTTCAAATATAGGTTTGGGGTATGCGCAACTTCCAATGCAGAAATATGGATTGCAACAACAAAACGCTAATATTGGTTTAGCATATAACCAACTTCCTAATCAAAGAGCGGCACTTAGGCAACAAGCTGTCAACATGGCTGTACCATACACACAGCTTCCAGCACAAAGATGGCAGCAGCAGTTACAAGCGGCACCAGCGGGCATGATGGCATCGTTGTATCCTCAACAGCAGCAACAAGAGATGAATCGATATGCCGCCAACGCTGATTTCGCAAGAGAACAGCAGATCATGAATAATCCTAAATGGGGAAATTTGGTGATTGCTCCTAAGGGGCAAAATGCATCATCAATTCCAGGAAGAGTAGCTGGAGGTCTTATGGGAGCCTTAACTGGGGCGGCAGCTGGAGGATCCATTGGAGGGGGGGTGGGAGCAGGCATTGGCGGCCTTGCTGGTCTTGGCGCAGGGCTTATGGGCGGTAGCGAGGCTATACCTCCAGTAAACCTCAAAATGCCTAATCCAATTAATACTACTCAAAGACAAATGGGCGAACCAATAAACGATCTAGGATAAACTTATGTCAATTCAATTTTTACCAGAATATTTTACACAGCAAAGACCAAGTAAGTCTGAGCAAATTTTTCAGCAGTTAGAACCTGTAGGGAAGTCTCTAGGGAAGTCTCTGCAGAATACTATTCAAGGGTATTATGATCAGCAAAAGGAAGATAGGCAAGCTGAATTAGGTGGAAGGTTAAGAAAACAGCAGGCAATAGGGCTTGCTCAAGCTTACAAACATCCAGAATGGTCTGAGGCGTTGGGGAATTTTGAAGCTCCACAGCAAATTGATTTAGCCAAGCAATTGTCAGAGTCTTCGCCAGCTTCTATGGTTTTGTCTAAATTGATAAATGGTGGGAGATTCGAAGCTCCTGAGCCTGTACAGCAGCCAGCTCCTACAGCACAGTCAATAGCTGCTAACCAAGCTGCTGCTCAGAGAATGGGAATGGCGAATCAAGAGCCTGGACAGATACCAGGGATGCCAGAGTATGCTCAGCCAGGACAGCAAGGGCCTTTGCCTCAATATCAACCTGCCATGGGCCAAGAAGAGCCTGCAGCTACTCCAGCAGAGGTCGTACCTCCAGAGCCTACTAAAGGGCAAGGAAATGGCTTAGATTTAGCTTCTTTTCAAGGCAAAAGACTTGGAGATATGTCTATAGAACAGTTGGATGCTTTAAAAGATGGACAGCCTGCGCAGGTTCAAAAACAACTTGAAGATGCTTACAACAGACAGCAAGCGGCTAAGAGGGGCGAAAGAAATACTTCTGCTGCAGAAAGAAACGCTGACCTTAATAGAGAAAAATTTCAATGGAATAAGGATAAATCAGAAAGAGAAGAGTTAAAAGATGTATCTAAAGACTATAAAGACGAAGTAGATCTTTTACGAGGCAGAGTTAGAAAGGAAGAAGATTCACTTAATTTAGCTAAAACAGCTATTGAGTCTGGCGATACTAATTCTTGGTCACAATTTGTTGCTAATAGATGGAACATTGATCCTGCCAGAACCTCAGCTAGCCAACTTTTAAATTTAGCTTCAAAAGAGTTTACTATTGGCTCTCTTACTCAACTTTCAGCAAAAGGAGTTAATCAATGGATAGAGCAAAGATTTACTTCGATGTTTCCTACTGTAGGTTCAAAAAAAGATTCCCAAGAAACAGTCCTGGCAGCTCTAAAAAGAAATGTTGACATCGATAAAAAAGAAATAGAGCTTTTTGATAAATATTCTGACGTATATGGACAGTCTTTATCAAAACTTGGGAAAATTAGAAAATATGTAAACGAAGATCTTGATAAATACAGAAAAGATCGAGATGAAAAATTAGGATATGAATTTTCTTTAATTAAAGAAAAATTTTCTGATGCAGAACAACTGTATTCAAAAGACAAAGCTGTAAATGGTGAATATATAACTCCTAAAAAACTTTCAGCCTTTGTCAAATTGCATAATGGAAATAAAGCAGAAGCGTTAAATGATTTAAAAAATCTTGGGTACAAAATTCCAACAAAAGATCAATATTTATCTTGGACTACAAATGAAAAATAAAAATGATACTTCAATCGTAGACTTGATGTTAAATGATGCTTCTTCACAAAGTGATGAGCAATATAAACAACCTGGAAATATTGATCTTACAAATAGGCCTAAGGTAAAAAATTCAGATGGGTCTATAAGCACAGTTGCTTCAAAATCTTTTAACTTTGATGGTAACGAAGTTTTATTACCTACCATTAGCGATGATGGTCGTAAATTATCTGATTTAGAAACAATCCAACAATATCAGCAGACTGGAAAGCATTTAGGAATTTTTTCTTCACCAGAAGAAGCGACAAAATATGCACAAAAGCTACATGAAGATCAAGCGCAGGGGTTAAACTATCTTTTTGATCAACCTGGGTACCAAGAAGCTATTTCATCTCCTCCAAGAACAAAAGAAGAAGAAGATAGAAGAACTTTAGGTAGGGCTGCAAAAGTTGGCGTTGCTTTCCCTTTAGGTATTGCTGGATCAACACAGCAATTTGGCGAAAATTTGATTGCAAAAGCTTTTGGAGAAGATCCAGAAAAAGCCAGGAGCCAGTTGAAAAAATGGGGTTTGGAACCACAGGGAGGGAGGTTTCCTACCACCGAAGAGCTAAAACAGGGAATAGAAGAAAAATTTCCATCCACTAAGCCTGAGTCTAAAAAAGAAAGAGGGCAAGAAGAAGACATGGAATTTTTTATGTCTTTATTAGGTCCTGGGGCTGGTAGGTCTTTATTTAATCGAATGGTTAGGAGCGGCGTTGGAACTTACACTGCTAGAAAACTTATTGATGAAATGGAAAATCAAGGAGCAAGTCCAAACAAGAAGGCAGCAGCTAGAATCTTAATTGCTGCAGTTTCTCAATCTGGAAGATTGTCCGAAGGACTAAATCCAGAAGACATGACTAGAGAGCAGAGGGTTGTTTATGCGGCTGGACAACGTGCTGGTCTTACAGACGAAGAATTAACGCCTTTATTGCAAGGTGAGCAGGCAACCAGAAGGCTTGGAGCACATACTGCTGAAACGGAAGCTAATAGAGCAGCTATCGCAGGGGCTGAAAGAGGGACAAGTCAATTTATTAATTCTGTACATGAAAGAGGTAGAGGTGTCATTGTTCCTCAAAATCAAGCGAATTCTTTGAGAAATTACGCAGAAAGAATGAGAGATAGATTGATGAGAGAACCTGGAGACGAGCCACACAACCAGGCTGTAGTAAATTATTTAAATTCAATAATTAGAGATATAGGGGATGGGCCTGTTGACGCTGAACAGCTAATGTTAGCTTACAGAGGGATAAACAGGGTATTTAGAGAAAATAGACCTTCACAAATGAATCTTTTACAGCCTCTTAATACAAGAATTTCAAGAACTATAACTAATGTTGATAGGGATTTAGGAAGAGATTTCAGATTTGGAAATAGATTGTATGAAAGAAGATTAGATTTTATTAATAACGTTGGTTGGAGAAATCTGGAAAGATCTTGGGCTCATGGGACTACTGCACAAGGTTTTATAGCAACTATTCTTGCTGGAGCTGGTGGGGCAATAATTGGCCATCCAGCTGCTGGCGCAGTCATAGGAGCAGGCGTATCATTCGCTAGGGATTTTCTTTCCAATCAGCTTTTAATGAATCCACGGTGGCAGGGGGTTTTGAGAACCAGTGCTCGGGCCATGATGCAAGATAGTCCAAAATTGGCTCTTACTGCTTTAAAAACAATTAAAGACAAAATGAAAAAAGAAAATCCTGAAGCATATAAAAATATTGATTGGCCTGAATAATTACTAATGAAAAATTCTATATGATGTAAATGTATCTAATGCGAATAAAACCAAAAATACAACTAACAGTGCTATAGCTTCCATTATTTCGCGTCTCCTATTTTCTTCATTCCTTCAATCTCGCACAGCTTTCCATGAAAGTCCTTCATCTCTTTTGCCATCTCATCTATTTTCTTATCGCTATGTAAGAAAAGAGAAATCATTTCCTTCCTATTTTCCTGAATAGAATTTCTGGTTGAAGATATGACTCCCCATGCCAACCCTACGTTGGCTGCAACGATAGTGATCACTGCGTAGTCTATATCCATCATCTCACTCCTTTTTAGTGATCAGCAACCATAGCATCCAAAGCCATATAGACACAACCAAAATCTCAACTGTGATTACCGCCGCCATTTAATCCCTCAAGTTTTTTATTCAGTAAAGTAATTTCCAACCCTGTCATTTTTCTATATTTTCTCATTTCTTCTTGCTCTCTATGCACATAGATTTTGACAAAGTAAAATCCTGCCATAAGACAGACAATGTTGACAAACGATATAATTCCAGAAATTAAAGAATCCATCTTTTGGCCCCCCTATGACCTATCTTCACAATACTCTGATAAATTATTTTTGACACATCTCCTATTAGCTGGTATTGTAAAGAAAAAATTTACCACCTAACCCAAGGAGTATTTATGGTAAAGCATCTTCAAACCCAAGCTGAATCCCTCTATGGCCTTCCTCAGCCTATTGTCAATCAATTTCCAAAACCTATAATCGCCCGCAGAGACCCAACCCCCTCTGACACTGGATATCCTTTTGCACAAATCTGGGACAATACAGTAGCGGGAACAATCTTTGCCTTAGCCTCTAATTCTGGCGGAATTGCCTCGTGGCTTAGTCTAGGAGGCTCTTTTACTCCTGTAGTAGGAGCTCTAACAGTCACAGGGGCAGCAACAGCCCTGCATTTCGTTACGTCAACAGCGGCGACATCCACAGATTTGACAGGAAATATTTGGTCAGCTATTGGGACAAATGCAGCAATTGACCTTGTTCTTACCCCTAAGGGCGCTGGGGGAGTCATAGTTTCATCTGGAGACCTCACAGTCACGGCAGGGAATATTTCTCTTGCAAATGGGAATCTTGACTTTGATGCACCTGGCACTGGATTGGGGATTACAGAAGGCGCCAATGCAACTCTTGGAACTGCTGCCCTTGTAGCAGGGACTCAATCAATTGCTATTGCCATCGTTGATGCCAACACGAGAGTCTTTCTCTCAAGATGCGCCCTCAATGCATCACTAGCCCTAGGCTTTCTCATTGCTGACACCTCAGTGCCTGGGACCCTTACCGTCACCTCCTATGATGCTACGGGGGTAGCTGTTGCTACAGACATTTCTTCATTTAACTACCTTTGTGTCGAAGGGCTCTAACCTATAGGTAATAACATGTCTTCATTAGGGATTAGAGTGGCTTGGGAGCCACTTAGAAGTATGGATAGCTCCACTTTAACTGGAGCTTATCAAGCGATAGGCGCTCCTCTTATTCACAATTGTTTTTTGATAAAATTTATCAATGAAGCAGGAAATGACATAACAATATCAACGAATGGAATAACTGATATGGACCTTTGTCCAGCAGAGAATTTTTTCCTCTATGACGAGAGTGCCAATGCCTCAAGAGAAGGAGGGCTATCTATCGCCCGAGGTACGCAGTTTTATATTAAAGGAACGGCCTCAACAGGTCCTATCTATCTTGTAGCCCAATATATAGCCAATTAGGAGGAGATATGTCTCAAGCAGGATCAATAAATTCAGAAGGAGGTGGAGGGGGTGGCGGGGGCGCTACAGTATTCCACGAGGATTCAGGGACAGCAAATTCAGCTGCTGGAGCCCTCAATATTCATGGGGGAAAATCTGTTGGTGGACAAGACATCAATATCAACACCATTGGATCAGGTGATACAGTCCAGGTTTGTTTGAATAATTCCATTTCCCAGCCAGCGACTAACGCATCAGGCACTGCTGGAATGTATTCATTGGGTGGCGAACCATTTATGCACAATTATGGGCCATCAGGATCAGAAGATCAAAATACATTTCTTGGAATATCTGCTGGAAATCTTACTAATAGCTCTGCATTTAATACAGCAATTGGATATCAGGCATTATCTAGTTTGACAGTAGGAAGTGGAAATACTGCTGTAGGGAATCAATGTTTAAAATATTTCTCTGATCCTATTTTTGGCGAAAATACATTTGTTGGAAACTCAGCAGGAGTAAATATAGTATCTGGTGGATCAGAGGGTTATAACAATGGATCGAATATAGGAATTGGATTTATTGCATTAAAAGGGGCTTATCCGGCAGCACCAACGAAATGTATCGCTATTGGAGAAAGAGCTATGTTTAGTGCAGTTAATCCAGATTCAAATATAGCTATAGGAAATGGTTCTCAAGAAACATTAACCACAGGCAGCAACAATATATCATTAGGAGTGAGCACTTTAGTTTCACTAGTTAACGGAAATAATAACGTAATTATTGGTAACGATTCAGGAGGAGCTTATACTACTTCAGAATCAAATAATATTGATATATTAAATCTTGGGATAACTGGGGAAAGTAATGCTATCCATATAGGTACGCAAGGAACACAGACTACATGTTCGCTGGCAGGCATCACAGGCGTTACCACGGCCAACTCTCAGCTTGTCACAGTAAACTCCTCTACAGGCCAATTAGGGGCCAAGGCAATACAGGGGGTAATGACATGGACTACCGTAGGGGCTTCAGGAACTTTGGCGGTTAACAATGGATATTTGTGCACCTCAGGAGGGGCCCTGTCGTTTAGTTTGCCAGCGACAGCAGCAGTGGGGACCCAAATAGGGCTTGTCCTTGCAGGAGCTACGTCGTGGGCTATATCCCAAGCAGTTTTACAGTCAATTACCATAAGTCCAACTACATCAACGCCTGGCCCCGGTGGTTCGGTGACCTCGCTAACAGCTGGCACCACGCTGACACTGATCTGTGATGTGGCCAACACTCACTGGACGGCGATCGCGACAACTGGCACATTTACAATAGTATAAAGGAAACAAACTAAATGTCATTACCACTCCAAATAATTGCGACAGGAACAAATAGACAATTACCTATAATTACATATACTAAAGCTACAGCTGCACAGTTAAAGAACTTAGTAGGATCACCTTTAGTATTAATCCCAGCACAAGGAACCAATACTGTCATCGTGCCAAAGTCTTTTGCAGCTCGATTTTCTTATGGTGGGACTTCTCCTTTCACAGGCCCTGGGCTTTTGGCTGTTAAATACAATAATTTCATGTCGTCATCGATCTTTCCAACAATAATGTCAAACGCTGTTATGACTGGTACTGCAGACGCTTTCTCAATTTCAGGATATTTACAGACATCGAATGAAAATTTAGCATCAGGATTAATTAACAACACTTCTGTTGTCTTATGGAATCCAATCAATAATTTTGGCGGGAACGCGGCAAATGACAACGTGTTGTACATACAAATCTGCTATTGGGTAGCAACATTGCAATAATATGGTTCAAAAACTTCTTGTCCAAGACACCGTCCCCCCTCATGTTAAAGCTGAGTCCCTCGTCGCTGGGGCTGGGATAACTATTGTCTATGGGACAGGGACAATCACTATCTCTGGTGGAGGCGGAGGGGGTGGAGGCTATTCATGGGCCAACGTCACTGCCGCCTCTAATCCAGTATTGTTGGTGACTGGCAATGGATATATGGCAGCAGGGGCTGGGGTTGTCAACTTCGTCCTTCCGGCAGCCGCGTCTTTTGGGGATACATACAGGATCGCAGGTCTCGGGAATTTATGGACCCTCGCCCAGAATGCGGGGCAATCAATCATTTTTGGGGATGAGACCACAACCCCAGGCGTTTTTGGAAATCTAACAGCATCGAAGATAAGTGATTGCGTAGAGATTGTTTGCGTAGTAGCCAATGTTCAGTTTGAAGTTTTAAGTTCTATTGGTAACATTTTTGTAAATTAAATAGGATAAATTATGGTAACTAATAACGCGATAGATCTAAGTGGGTCTGGGATAGTTAAATATGACGGCGCAGGATCATTTAGTAGTACGACTACAAGTATCCATGATGTTTTAATCGGCGCGGCATCCAACGGAATCAATAACATAGCCCTAACATCAGGGCAGGTGTTAATAGGCAGTACAGGCGCTGACCCCGTGGCAGCCTCATTGAGCGCAGGGTCTGGCGTCACAATCACTGGAGGGGCAGGCTCGATAACGATAGCAACCTCAGGAGGAGGCCTTACCTGGTCTGTGGTGGCAGCTCCTACAACGATTGCTGTCAACAATGGCTATGGATCTAACAGCGGGGGAACGACAGCGTTTACCCTTCCAGCGACAGCAGCGCTAGGCTCTATTTTCTCAATTGTAGGCATGGCAGTTGGATGGACCCTATCCCAAGCCGCTGGACAAGAAATATTCTTTGGGAATACACATACCACAAATGGCGTTGGTGGGTCCCTTGCCTCAACAAATGCTGGGGACTGCATAACATGCGTGTGTTTGGTTGCCAATACCACGTGGTATGTCACCTCGTCGATTGGTAATATAACTGTTGTCTAAAGGTGAATGATGCCTACCATAAATGCTTGTGATTATGGAAACCCTATAACTGTTGCGTTTGGTGGTACAGGAGCACAAACCCTCACAGCTGATGGCGTCCTATATGGAAATGCAACGACTGCAATTGGCGCAACAGCTGTAGGGACAGCGGGGCAGGTCCTTACCTCTAATGGGGCTGGTAACGCCCCTACATTCACAGATAGGGGTACATGGGTAAAACTTTCGACTCAAAATGCTTCTACATCATCTTCAATTTCCTTTACCTCTTTGATTTCCAGTACATATACCACATACGTCGTTGTCTTTGACGCTCTGCTTACAGCTGCTGGAAGTACATTGCAAATGCAGATCTCGTCGAATAATGGATCTAGCTATTCAGCGACAAACTATGCCTCGGGGAACTGGTATCTCTCCTACAACAGCGCCACAGTGAACAACCAAAATTCAACCACTACATTTCAGCTTTTTACAGGGGCACTCAATACGTACGGCACTTCTGGAACACTTTGGCTTTACAATTTTGGGGCCTCAGCAATCCCTAGTATTCAAGGGGATTTTTTTGTGGAAGGAATTTACTGGCAAAAGGCTGCTGGGACGAATACAGTTGCTGCCACATGGAATGCCATAAAATTTTCCTTCACTGCTGGGACTATCAGATCTGGCACAATAACTTTATATGGGCTTCTTCAATAGGTAAAATATGTCTAGTCAATTTTCTTCAATGAATCCTACATCCTATCTGGGGGTTCGCCCTCTTAAC